GTGATTCTACAGGAATAGAATTACAGAGATGGGTTCTTGGTGATGATGATGTAGAAATAGGTTCTATCGATCATCGTACAGGTACTTTTTTAGATTCTGGCATTTACACTATCAGAGGTCAATTCAGAAGAGTAGATGGAGAAAGATCCGTTGTAATCAAAGAAGCTCAATTATATGCCCAGGTTCAACAAGGAGATAGCGGTCCTCAAGGAGAAACAGGTTTACAAGGACTGACTGGATTATATGGAGCTACAGGATTACTAGGTCCAACTGGAATTCAGGGTAATACGGGAGTTCAGGGCGAAACAGGATTTGGAATTCAAGGACAGACAGGAATTCAAGGACAGACAGGAATTCAAGGACAGACAGGAATTCAAGGATTAACAGGAATTTTCGGTCAGACTGGAATCCAGGGTGTTACTGGTTTAGAAGGTCAGACCGGTTTAAGTGGAGATCCATCACCATTACCGACTGATTATGTTACCAGTACTACTCAAGACACAACAAGCAATACTTTTATTGATATTCCTGGACTGTCCGCTTCTATAACTCTTGAATCTTCTGCTTATATACATGGATTGATGACTGTACAATCAAGAAGTACAGGAACCGGTGACTATGTAACAGGTGGATTTAGAATAGCTATTAATGGTTCTCTTGGCTCTGAGTATGATACTTTTATTCTCACAAATGATGATCTTAAAATAAATACTGTACAGCATCGTGCTGGACCTTATGCTTCTGGAGTGTACATTGCAACCGGTCAATTTAAAAGAGTAGCCGGAACTAAAAATCTACATATAGATGTCGCAAATCTTTTCCTTCAAGGCCAGCAAGGTACTCAAGGTTTTCAGGGTGATACAGGAGTACAGGGACAGACCGGTATCCAAGGTATTACTGGGCTTATTGGTGATACAGGTGTCCAAGGCGCTACTGGTTTAGAAGGCCAGACGGGAATACAGGGACAGACTGGTGTTATAGGTATTACTGGACTTATTGGTGGTACAGGAGTTCAAGGAGTAACAGGATTTTATGGGGACACTGGAGAACAGGGAGTTACAGGTATTCAAGGTCAGACTGGTATCCAAGGTAATACAGGTATTCAAGGAGTTACTGGTTTAGAAGGTCTAACGGGTATTCAGGGTATAGGTCAGACTGGTATCCAAGGTAATACAGGTATTCAAGGAGTTACTGGTTTAGAAGGTCTAACGGGTATTCAGGGTATAGGTAATACAGGTATCCAAGGTAATACAGGTATCCAAGGAGTTACTGGTTTAGAAGGTCTAACGGGTATTCAGGGTATTACTGGTTTCGGAGGATCTTTTGTTATAGGAACTCCAACACCAACAAGTACTGGTTCACAAGGGGAACAATATTTTGATGGTACATATGTTTATAAATGTGTAGCCACAAATGATTGGGTACGTTGGGTAGTAGCAACATCTTGGTAGTATTTTTTAGAAAGGGTTTTTAAATGGCTCTGATTAAGGGTTTAATAGATGCATCTTCTGGATATGAGATATCTAATGCTGATGGTCGTTATGGTATTAAAGCATCTTCAGCTAATTATTTAATGACTTTAAATTCAGACGGCTCTTATATAAATTCCCCTTTATATACAGACGGTACTTATGTAAGTTCTTCTATTGGTCTTGACGTCACTGGCAGTATATTGTCATCTTCTTTTTTTAGAGATCAGAATGGTTGGATGACTACTAAAAGTCAGTCCATTAATTTACCTGTCACTAATCAGCTCGGAGGAGGTTTTGGAGGAAGTGTTGCCCCTTTATCCTCTGGAGACATGACTACTAATGACTTCGTAGAATTTGATGCCTCTACTAATGTTGCTAATACAGTGGCATATAACGGTTCTGTGTTTGATGGCCGGTATCTCTATCAGGTCCCTTATGGAGGGGCCTCAGCACATGGAAGAGTAATTAGGTATGATACTGCTTCATCTTTCTCTGATAGAAGTTCCTGGACTTCTTATAATGCTTCTGGTACGGGTAATGCAGATAACTCTACTGCTGTTGGTTATTTAGGGGGTTCTTTTGATGGGCGTTATGTCTATTATAGCCCTTACTGGACAGGGTCTACACGTTATGGGAATATTTTAAGATATGATACTAAAGCTTCTTTTAATAGCCCATCATCTTACTCAGTATTTGATGCCACAAAGATTAATCCTAATGCTAAAGGGTTTTATGGGATGGTGTTTGATGGTCGGTATAATTACCATGTCCCTAATTATACGGGGACCGATTATCATGGGAATATTCTGAGGTATGATACTTCCGGTAGTTTTAAGGATGTAGCATCTTATTCAGTATTTGATGCTACGACATTAGATACATCAGCTAGGGGTTTTGTTGGAGCTATTTTTGATGGTAAATACATCTATTATTCCCCTAATAGAGTGACTGGAACAGTCCTTAATGGAAAGGTATTAAGGTATAACACACATAAGGATTTCTTGGATGCAAGTTCTTATAGTATTTTTGATTTAGGGCTAATGAATCCTTTAGCTAGAGGTTATTTTGGAGGGACTTTTGATGGCAGATTTGTTTATTTAACTCCATATTATAATGCGGCATATCATGGGAACGTAGCTCGGTATGATACCCTAAAGAATTTCAGTGATACGACTGCCTGGGAGATTTTTAATATTGCTGCACTAGGAACAGGATTTGAAGGGGCCTATTTTGAGGGTAGATATGTTTATTTTGTTCCTTATGATAGCTCTAATTTAGTTCGATATGATACCCAGCAGAGGTTTTCAGATATTAGTTCCTGGTCCAGATATAATGTGGTAAGAAATAGCTTTACAGGGATAAATTCAGATGGAAGATACTTGTACTTAACTCAGGCTCAGAATTACATTATAAGATTTGATACGAAGACAGTGTTATCTTCAAATTATCCGAGTCTGGATAATTTAGCTGTAGGAGAAAATTTATATATAGACTCTTCTTCAGGGTATGTAGGATTAGGGACTAAAACTCCTCAGGCTAAATTAGATGTTCAGGATACTACGAACCAGTTAAGATTAGGGTATAATGATTCTACTCAGGTTGTTTTTAATGCTGATTCTTTTGGCAGTCTGAATATTTCGTCTAATAATTCTCAATCAAATATTAATGTTGATAGAATGTCTGTATCAGCTACTCTTTTTAGAGATCAGAATGGTTGGATGACTACTAAAAGTCAGTCCATTAATTTACCTGTCACTAATCAGCTCGGAGGAGGTTTTGGAGGAAGTGTTGCCCCTTTATCCTCTGGAGACATGACTGCTAATGACTTCGTAGAATTTGATGCCTCTACTAATGTTGCTAATACAGCGGGATATTACGGTTCTGTATTCGATGGCCGATATCTTTACGAGGTCCCTACTACTACACCTACAACAGCACATGGAGTAGTCATTAGGTATGATACAGCTTCTTCTTTCTCTGATAGAAGTTCCTGGACTTCTTATAATGCTAATGGATCAGGGAATGCAGATAATTCTATGGCTGCTGGTTTTGTTGGAGGATCTTTCGATGGCCGCTATATCTATTATAGCCCTAATTATGTGACAGGAGGTCTTACTCTTCATGGGAATATTTTAAGGTATGATACTAAAGCTCCTTTTAATAGCTCTTCTTCTTACTCAGTATTTGATGCGACAATGATTAATCCTAATGCTAAAGGGTTTTATGGAGTAGTATTTGATGGCCGGTATAATTATCATGTCCCTTATAATTTAACAAATGTCGTTTATCATGGAAATATTCTGAGGTATGATACTTCCGGGAGTTTTAAGGATGTAGCATCTTATTCAGTATTTAATGCTACGACATTAGACACTTCCGCTCAGGGTTTTTCAGGGGCAATATTTGATGGTAAATATATTTATTATGTCCCTTATATAATAACTAACGCAATTGGTAATGGGAAGGTATTAAGGTATAACACACATAAGGATTTCTTAGATACCAGTTCTTATAGTCAATTTGATTTAAGTTTAATGAATACTTTAGCTAAGGGGTATCGAGGAGGAACTTTTGACGGTAGGTTTGTATATTTTACTCCCTATTATAATTTATCTACAGCAGTTTATCATGGGAACGTAGCTCGGTATGATACCCTAAAGAACTTTAGCGATGCCACTGCTTGGGAGATTTTTAATATTGCATCATTAGGAGTAGGTTTTAATACGGCTTATTTTGAGGGTAGGTATGTTTATTTAGCTCCTTATGATAGCTCTAATTTAGTTCGATATGATACCCAGCAGAGGTTTTCAGATATTAGTTCCTGGTCAAGATATAATGTAGTAAGATCTGGGATGGGTGCGTTAAGTTCTGATGGGAGATTTTTATATTTAACGCAGAATTTAACAGAGCAGAATTATGCTATAAGGTTTGACACGAAAACCTCGAAGAATTATCCGAGCCTGGATAATTTAGCTGTTGGGAAGAATTTGTATATAGACTCTTCTTCAGGGTGGGTCGATTTTGGGGCGAAGAGCCCTAGCGCTCCTGTCACGATAGATTCTACTAATAACCCTCAGTTGATGATTAGGTATAATGATACCACGACAGGTTCTTTGAGTGTTAATAATCAGGGTAATTTAATAATATCTCATACAGGATCTACTGCCTATTTATCTACTGATATGTCTATTGGAAGAGATGTGTCTATTGGAAGAGATGTGTCTATTGGAAGAGATTTATCTATAATAGGGCATGTTAAAACACCTGTTATAATTGATTCTACAGTAAATCCTCAGTTGAGAATTGCTTATAATGATACCACGACAGGTTCTTTAACTGTCAATAGTCAGGGTAATCTACTAGTAGATTACACAGGAGATAGTGTTTATTTTTCTGAAAATGTTCAAGTAGAAGGGATAATTAGAGATAAGAATGGGTGGTTAGATACAAATAGATTGTCAATGCGTCGGTTAAATCATAGTAGTGAGGCTTCATTAACTATAGGATTGTCTAGGTTGGAAGGAGGCTTTCAACCTGATACTGTTACTGATGGCCTTGCTTATTATAGCTGTTGTAGTAATGGACGATATGTTTATTATGGGGGTGGTTATACATGGTGGAATCCAGGACCACAAAATTATGGGGCATTTCTTCGTTATGACACTTATAAGCCATTTGAAGCAGCTTCTTATGATTGCATTAATACAAATGTAAATGGTGAGGTTATTACCGTTGGTATGGTGGCTACTTTAATTACAGATAGTAGTAATTTATATGGGGCAACAAGGTATACTGAGGTAACGAGGGTACAAAATCCTGGTCATATATGGAAGTATAATACTAGGGATCCTTTTGTTAAAAACAGTTTTACTGTATATGATACCTCTAATAATATTGATGCTAGTTGTTGCGGCTATTGGGGTGCTGCAAATGATGGTAGTAACTTATATTTTGCTCCTTTTGGGTTTGATAATGCAGGTATGGCTTTAAAGTATAATCTTAAAGGAGATTTTACAGATGCTTCTTCTTGGACGAAATTTGATGTAAGTAATTTAGACGGTACTGGGAATGCTGTAGGATTTAGTGGGGCCTGCTTTGATGGCAAATATGTTTATTTTACTCCATTTAGTAGAGGAAGTCTGTTAAGATATGATACTTCAAGAGGTGTTTTTAATGATGCATCTTCCTGGCAACATTTTGACTGTTCAAATTCTTTAGGGGTTTTTAATCTTGAGGGGGCAGTGTATGATGGTAGGTATGTTTATTATTTGCCTGGTAATATACCCCCAGATTTGCCTCCACCTTCTACTAATAAAAAAGTTCTTCGTTATGATACTGCTTTAGATTTTACATCGGTTACTTCTTATACGTCTTTTGATATTGGTATGAAAGCTTCAGGGGGTCATTTTGATGGAAGGTATTTACATGTAGCCCCAGCAAGAGATTATTGTAATGTAAAGGTGTATGACACATATCAAAGATTTGATAGTACCTCTTCTTGGATTACTGTATTTGGCGGTATTGGGGGTTATTGGGGTATATGTTCAGATGGGGTTTATATATATGTTGCCCCTAATAATTTTGATAATAGCCGTTCCAGCTTAAATAAAATAATGTATCGTTATAAGTTGACTTCTGTAAAAGAGAATTCATGGAAAAACAGTGCTATTTCAGATGAGCTGTTTATAGGCTCTTCAGGTGTAGGCATAGGGACTATAACTCCTCAAGCTAAACTAGACGTTAGTGGTAATGCTAGAATAGGGGTTGGAGGTTATAATACTGGACATCTTCTTCTTGGTAATTATCATTTCTGGGTAGATAGTACTGGTAATTTAAGAATAAATAACGGACAGCCTGCGTCAGATGCTGATGGTACTGTTGTAGGATTACAATCCTAAAATAAAAATATTTCTTGACAGTAAATGTTTTTTACTATATATTTGAGGTAGATTGATAGCTGATCTTTGATAAAAACGAGAGCTTTGAGCACTTATTACTTCAAGGGCATACATTAACATATAGCTCAGTTGGTTAGAGCAGTTGCCTTCAAAGCAACATGTCACGGATTCAAACTCCGTTATGTGATCCAAAGGTTTCGACCCTAAAAGGTCGAGATCGTTTTGCCTGTGAGACTTGTGCTCAACTCTCTCTTTATATTTTGTCATGCCTTATGGCGTGTGGATTGAAACGAAAATTTAGGTGTCTTTTACCGTAAGGGCTTACATTCATTTCTCGGTTCGATTCCGAGTGTACCTTCCAAAACTCAGACACCTTTTTTAAAAATTTCATGCGTTTTGTATTTTGTCATGCCTTATGGCGTGTGGATTGAAATAAATCAAGCGATATAGAAAATAGCTCTCACAACTCAGACACCTTTTATAATCTAAAGCCGGAAAGTAGAAATAAAAAATATTTCTTTTTTCGGCTTTTATTTTTTAATCTAAAAAGTGTATAATACATTAAACCTTATTTACAAAGGAGCCTGTTTATGTCAGTTCATGTTATTTACAACGGTCGTACTGAAGACATTGCCTTTGATGAAATGTTTTCTTCTGAACATCTCTCAGGCCTGGGTATCACTGGAACGGTCACTCCTCAGTCAGTCACACCTGAGCAGGTTAAAATGGCCGCTGCTCAACATTTTGATGTTGGTCTTAATGAATTCCAGGACCATTTCGTGGAAATAAATCCAAACGGTAATATCACCGTACGGCCACAGACAACTTTCGGCTAATAGCCCATATATACAAATAAAATAAGATAGGATTAATGACATGGCTACTCAAAGAACGTCCCCAGAAGAGGATATCAGAGCACAGCTCCTCAACTCAATCTTAACCTGTCCTCACAGAGACACTGATAAGGTTGAGGAAGTCCATAAAATGGTTCAGGAAAAAGACCCTGTCTTCTATGCCCATTTTGCTTCATGGCATAGAGATAAAGGTGAAATAAGGGATTTCAATGAGGTCTTTTGTGCCCATCTTATCACCGATCCTTATATTGAAAATAGAGAAGTCGGTCTCGGCCTTTTCCGTGACCATGTCTCTTACATGAAAGAAAGAATTACCGGTTATATTAAAGGAAAGATCGTTAAGCTAAAAAATAAAACCGGTAAAAAAATAACTGTCAAGGTTGGTAAAAAGAACAAACAAGTCGATGAGTATACTTACACCGATAAAAAAGTCGGCCTTAATAAAAACATACCTGGAGCACTCAAAAATGAAGTGGCCCAGTATCTGAGATGGCTTGAAAAGAACGATATCCGTTTTGATGCCGAAGCCCTTAAAAACGCCAAACATTTGAAATACCTCTATGCATCAAGAGGTCTTCAAATCAAGCCTTCTGAAAGAGCCCAAAAAGTACTGTTTGAAAAGAAATATCCTGAAGACAGTCGTTTAAATATCTTTAAAAAGATCACGTCAGCAAAGTCTGCCGAAGCAGCTAAACTGATTGTTGAAAACAATATACCCTACTCGATTGCTGTGGGTCTTATTGAAAAAGTCACCCCAGCTATTCTGGTAGCCCTAGTCCATGCCATGACTCCTCAGGAACTCATTGCCAATATGGCTTCCCTGAAGGAGAAAGGGGCTTATGATAATCCTGAACTGAAAACCATCATCATGACCAAACTGGACAAGGCTAAGACAGACAAAAGAGTCACATCTTTAAAACCAAAAGAGGCTATTAAAGCCGGCAACATCAAAGATGAGGAGATTGAAAGAAAGCTGGACTCTGTGGCTGATGCCAGCATCAAAAAATCGGGCGTTATCAGAGTAGACACAGCTGTCTTTGTGGATAGATCTGGTTCAATGAGTACTGCTATTGAAATAGGTAAAAGAGTAGCAGCTCTGATATCAGGAGCTACTGAGGCAGCGATATATGCCATAGTATTTGACAGCATGGCCGCAATGATAGAGCCAAAAGGAACTACTCTAACTGCATGGGAAAAAGCCTTTGCACCTATCCATCCTCATGGTAATACGTCTGTAGGGTCTGCCCTTGATTTTCTTTCCAGAAGAAATATCAAAGTAGATCAAATAGTTATTATCACGGATGAGCAGGAAAACTGCCATCCTTTGTTTGTTAACGCTTATGCAGAGTATACTAAAAAGTATAATGTAACGCCTCATGTAGTCATTATCAATATAGGCAGTTATGATTCTACTCTCAGCCAGACAATGAAAGCTGCTGGCATTGAGTTTGATTCATATAAACCTACCCAGAATGACTATGTGGCATTGCCGGGATTACTGACTCTACTAGCCAGGAAGACTAAACTCGACCTGGTTTATGAGATCATGGATTATCCTCTGGCTACAAGAAGACCTTTTCCAGTTAATGACATGGACAGCACATTCGTGAAACTTAATAAGAAAAGGAAACCAGGAGCCCGTAAAATTATCCTGGATGTTAATTGCCCATAAAATGTCTATTTTTGACCTTATAAAAAAAATAGGAGAGAAGGAACAGGCCATTACTGAAATGGAGTTCATCTCTCCTGTCTTTTCTCAGACCCGGGTAGCCACCAGAATAGAAGGTCTGTTCTACTTCCTTGACATAGCACAATCCAAACCTGGATGGTATAAAATACGGCCTATAAATACCAGACACGCCGTTATCGTAGAAGCAGCTGATTTAATGAATATAGAGACTTATCTTAAGGCCCTGGATAAAGTACGGTTGGTTTTAGCCTTTAAGAAAGACGGTGTTTATCACGCTATACCCGATAAGGCTAATAAATATGATTTTATTTATTCTCAGCCCCTTCAGGTATATCTTTATGATGATAGCGTATCTGATTTTGATCGTGTTATAGCCCGTTACGATGGTTCTAATATCTGGTTTGAAAGACTGGACACTTCCAATGACCCAGCCAAGGCAGAGTATCTAAGAAATAGCCTGGAAAAACACTGTGACCCTAAAAACATAAAATTTTCAGGGCTTACGTCTGAAGAAAAACTAGCCTATACTCTTCGAACTACTCTGGACAAAACGTTTTTTGAGAGTCAGAAGAAAGGCCGGCTGCAGAATGATGTGGAACATGCTGGAGGAGTTTTCGTAAAGTTCACTGAAAAATCTGACCATTACAGTGTAACTTATAAAGTAGACGGAGAACAGTTTACCAGTCATATCTCAAAAGATCCAACTCATAAAGTAGTAACAGCCGGGCTCTGTTTGAATGGAAACGATCGGAACTTTGATTTAAAGAGTCTGGTGACGGTTATCAGAGAAGCAAAAAACCGAGATCTGATACATAAAACTATCTAGGATTTTTTATGACTTCAACAGATGAAAAGATTGAGCAATGCTGGTTCCTTTACGGTATCAGGATTGGTCGTTGGAGTTTAGGCTATCTTAAATACCATTCAAAAGGAACAGAGGCTTCTGTTGATTTTGATTGGCAAAAAGTCATGGCCTCAAAATATTTTTTAGGGTGGTATCATACTCATCCTACTTTTTCCTCTGAACCTAGTGAGCTAGACGAAAAAACAATGAGATCCTGGATAAGAGGTCTTGGCCGAAATCTGATCTGCGGCATTCTTGGGACAGACGGGCATAAATGCTGGTACTATTTCAGATGGGGTAATTCTATATGTCATCTGAGACTCAGATCTTATAAAGCAGCCGGATTTGTACTGGTTGATAGGAACAGAACATATGACATGTAGGACCTGTTTAAGAGCTAAAAAATGTGGTGTTAAGATCATATGTAATCGGTCTAATGCATTATCTTCAAATTTTGCGATCGAAGTTACCAGGTACTTTTTGAACAGTACTGTTCCCAGAGATTGTCCTTTAGGTTACGGCACTAAAAATGCCCAGAAAATTTTTGATGCTATCAGGAAAAAATGAATACTCTAATTCACGAACAAAAATACCGAGGCGATAAGCTCCTGGCAAAAATGGCCGAGCAGGAATTCATTGTATGTGGTGCCGGAGCCATCGGTTCTAATCTTGTTGAAAACATGGTCAGACAGGGCTTTAAAAAAATCACTGTAATTGATTTTGATCGGGTGGATGATCATAACAGACATACCCAGACCTGGCATAGACGTGACATAGGACAGCTCAAAACTGCTATTCTGAAGAATCAAGTATTCAGTATCATGGGACTGACTATTTACGATTTTCCCAGGAAACTGGATGAGTCCAATGTCGGAAAAGTCCTTAAAAAGGGTGCCATAATCATTGATGGCTTTGATAACCATGAGAGCAGAAAATTAGTGACCGTGCATTGTCTGAAAAACGACATAGAATGTCTTCATGTAGGTCTTAACAAAGATTGTGCAGAAATACATTGGAACGAGGCTTATCATATTCCAGAGCCGATAAAAGGCATGGATGTATGTGAATATCCTCTGGCCAGAAACGTCATTATGATGGCAGTATCTGTGGCTAGTGAAGTTCTTATACGATTTCTGGACAACGGCTCACGACAGAACTATTTTATTACTCTCGGTGACTTTAAGATAATCTAAAAATCCTCTAAACAAACGGTGCCTAATCAGATATCAGAGGCGGTATCTGGAAATAATGGCACCGTTTGTCCCCTTTATAACCCTTTAAATAATAGCTAATTACAAACTATTAATAATCAATTAATTATTCTACCTTTTGGAATTCTATTTTTAAAGGATATAATATGTCAATTACATTTGTAAGTGGCCCTGGAAATCATTCCCCTCTAAAAAAGACTCAGAAAGATACCTCTAAAGAAGAACCTAAAAAGGGGCCTGAATCCTTTAAACAGAAAAGAGATTTAATAAAACAAAAACAAGACATTGATAAAAAATTACGATCTCTTTCTGCAGCATTACGCTATACTGCGTTACGCATGGCTGCAGATCCTAATGATGATCCCAATGACCTATATAAACAGCTACGACCCATTCTGACAAAAATGAATATCCACGGTAAAGTAGATAGAAGTAAAACAGTCATTACTGAACAAACAGACGATAAAAAAAATAGACTCTATAGAGTTCAAATGCGAAGAGAGCAACAACTTTCTGATAAAGAAATAGAAAGAATAAAAAGAGAAAGAGATTCATTTGAGAAAATTGACTGGGATCCCAAAGGTTTAATGATTTATATATGGGCTCCTTATACTGCCGTTCCTTTAAACTTGGACAAATCTACCCACATGAGATAAATTTGATGTTAAATTCCTGCTTCTCTGAAGAGCACCATCCTCCGCCGTGCGAAGCCCGGCGACGGACTGTGACCTCTCTTCTCCACAGGCTTTATGTTTAGAGAGACTCCGATGGAACTCACCGTATCTCTTTAAATTTAATGCAGCATTTAAATCTCTGTCAAGAATATTTCCACACCCACACTCATAAACCCTATCTTTTAATGTCAGGTCTTCCTTAATCTGACCACAAGAAGAACAAAGTTTACTTGAAGGAAAGAATCTGTCCGCTACGATTATTTCAGACCCATACCACAAAGCCTTATAAGTTAACTGCCTTCGGATCTCACCGAAGGATGCGTCACTTAATGCCTTTGACAATTTATGGTTCTTTAGCATATTCTTGACTGATAAATCCTCAATAACTAAAATCTTAGGCTTGGTTTTCACCAAAGATGAAGTCATTTTATGGATTACATCTTTCCTACAATTAGAGACTTTTTTATGCTTTATCTGTAAAATTTCTACCGACTTTCTTTTGTTTGAAGACCCCTTTTTTCTCCTTGATACTTCTCTCTGCTGCCTCTTCAAAGACCTCTCTAACTTATTAAGATTCTTAGGATTAGCATACTTGGTACCGTCTGATACAGTAGCTAAAGTTTTTATCCCTAAGTCAACCCCAACTATTTCTTCAGGGTGCATAACAGGATTAAGTAAATTTTCTTCTACCTGGACAGAAATATACCATTTATCTGCTTCTTTACTTATTGTATATGAGTTAAATTTTACCCCTTTTACAGGTATATAATTTTTCTCTTTTAATCTTATAGGGGCATTTATTAGAGGTAATTTTATAGAGGATCCAGTGATATAAACTGCCCCTGTAGAAATTCTGAATGAGTCTTTGCCTTTGTGTTTGGATTTAAATTTAGGAAATCCTACTTTCTGGCCTGATTTGATACCACGGAAGAAGTTTTTAAAAGCTTTATCCAGGTCTCTTAGGGATTCCTGAGGGGCACATTTAGTGGACTCGTACATCCAAGGGAATTTTTCATCTTTAAGTTTACAAAGATCTTTATGCTGATTTACGGCTGTAGTGGATTTTTTCTCATTTTTATAAAGCTCTATGCGTTGAGCCAGGCCCCAATTGAAGGCGAAGCGAGCGCAACCGGCGCTCCGCGCCAGAGCGTTACGCTGCTTGTTGTTGGGTTTAAGTTCAGCTTTATAGGCTTTATTTATGATCATGGTATATTAAAATAGTACAGGATTAGGTAGAAATGTCTAAAATTTTAGTTAATTGTTACTACCCTATTTTTTAATTTCAATTTCGACCGGAATAAGGTATATTGTAGCTAAATACCATGCTATATTGAAAGATTTTTAAAATGATTAAAACGCTCTATCTGGGTAATCTTCCTTGGAATGTTACCAAAGAAGATATCGAAAAACTTTTCAATCCTCTGGGTACTGTATCTTCTATAAAAATTGTTAAAGATGGGATTACAGGACGTCCTAAAGGCTACGGATTCATTACCATGGAAAATGCTGAGACGGCAATGAATGTTTTAAATGGTAAAGATTTATGCGGCAGGTCTGTTAAAATAAACGAAGTACACAAAAATTATCAGAACCAAACCGAGAAGACCTCTCCTAAATTCTATATACCGGCAACAAATACCTACTGCTGATCATCTTCAATATTCGTACCCATACCTAAATAATCCAGAAATTTCTTAATATTTGTAATATCTATTTTAGGTATCTGGTTTTTAACAGGCACAGGAAGGTCCGATTTACTATCAACAAGAACAAGTGCAGTACCTTTTACTTTGATGTTATAATTTGAAAAATTTTTCCATAGCTCAAAGAAATCTTTCAAAGCCAGCCACAACCGTTGGTATTTTATTCTCAATAAAAAATTCTGACGATGTAAATAGGCCATAAGATTGGTATTTTTAGTCATTGTTGCTTCAACATCTTTTTTTGCCAAATCAACTACTCTTCTATCGTACTTTTTAATCTGATCAGACAAATGTTCCGGTATAAAACCTACAATCCTATCTGTAGCAAGAATGTGCTCAAAAGTGTAGAAACACCTGGAAGGACGAGGTCTTGACGCTACAATGCTTTTCAATTCATCTCTTTTAGGGTGATCTAAAAGATCCGGAGTGTTGAGAAAGTCGATGAGCTCCTGCCAGAAATTCATGACTTTAGAAGGGCTCTTTTTCCATTTAAGCTTTATAGAAGTTAAAGCTGGTTTCAGTGCTGGGTCTACTTGAATTATTCTATCAATGGTAAGGCCTAGATTCTTCACTATGTTATATCCTTTTGATTGTTCTATCTAATAATACAAAAACCGGCCTCTGTTTTTCAACTTAATATAAATAAAATATTATATTCACGACAAATCTATCTTTCAATTTCAACTATAAAATATGTATCATAGCATATAAGGAGAATCGATAATGAATAATTCTATTAATGCACGTATTGAAGATGATGTGGAAAAAATAGTTTCAAAAGGAGAAAAACTCGGGACCATGACTCACAACGCACTGAAAAATAAAGGGTTAAAACTTATGACCCTTATTGTCACTGTAGTCTTTGGTGTCTTAGGATTAATATATTTTTTCGGAAAACACCTGATTAAGGGAAAAAATAATGCCGAGGCAAAAGTTTGAATTCATCTGCACCAACTGCCAAAAATATTTCGATTTTAATCTGAATACGACTTTAAACGGCAATTACAGAATTCATTGCCCTAATTGCGGACATATCCATTATAGACAAGTTAATAACGGAGCTATAACAGACAATCGTTTCACTGACGGTCATGATGATCAGATACTTGTCGAAGACATCGTGCCCATGGTGTCTTCTTGCAGAGACTATCAAAAAGAGACAGTAGAGGATAACTCTCTTAATGCTAGAGGCTTTGTAAAAAGACTCTGGTCAGAGCTGTTTTCCGGTGTGACTTAATAAGACTATAAAAAGAACAGGCTATAAATATATCATGGAAAGGACCAAAAATGTCCAGAGTAATTCCGTTCATAAAAGGAAAATCAAAAACTGATAAGTCAGCTGTTGTCCTAGATACAGGAACAATATACGGTCTGACTTATAACATCTATGCCAGAGGTAATATCCATTTGATAGATGATGATGGACTGGTGTTCAAAAAAGACTGTGATATGTTTGAAGATGATTTTACCCGGGCAAATCTCAACCAGATAAAAGACGGGGATGAAATCGTCATTAAAGGAGCCGGCGATACTTCTGATCTTGTTGTAAAATGTACTGATGGAGATATTCAAATGTCTCTTATCAGTAAAGAATTTCCAATAATGAAATCATTAAGAGATCTTATAAGTAAAGCCAAAAAACATAGGGGGAACTCGGTATGACCGACTTAGTAATGGACAGAAGAATCACATGGGATCGTGCTCGTCTTAAAGAAATTGATGAAGCCAAGGTCATGATTCTAAAATATAAACGTATGGGCTATCCGGTTCTAAAGGAAGACGGAACGGAAATGGAAAGATTCGATCCTTTCCTTGAAGAAGTCCTCATCAAAGCACAGAGAATCATGGGTAAAAAAACCCTGAAAATTCTCAATGAGCATGGAGACGAACGACTGGTCTGGGACATGAATAACGGCCGGGAAGCTAAAGAAGCCAAGAAAAAATTCCTCGATTACATCAGCAAAGGCTATAAAGCCTATAGTGTTGATGCTGAAGGAAGAAAGAATCGTCGTATTGAAGAATACGACGTCGAGGCTGAAGAAATTTTGATGGTACCCCCAACAGTCAAAGGCTAATTTATGGCTATAAAAAACTATACCTCTGAAGTCACAGTCAACAAGAGCGTCCAACATATAGAAGACCGTCTGGTAAAGGTCGGGGCATTTAATATCTTAAAAGAGTACTCAGAAGGTGAGCTTTCAGGAATTTGTTTTATCATAAAAACAAATAACAAAGAAGTACCTTTCAAGTTACCTTCCAAGGTCAAAAACGTTGAAAATTATTTAGCTTCAAAGGTTAAAAAAAGACGGTCAGGTACTCTGAACAAAATAAAGAACCAAGCAGCCAGGACCGCCTGGAAGCTACTTTCTGACTGGGTTGATATCCAGGTCAGTCTTATTGAATTGGACCAGGCTGAGCCTTTAGAGGTTTTTCTTCCATATGCATATGATTACCAGAAGAAACAGACCTTTTTCGATCGTATTAAATCCGGAAACTTTCAGCTTTTAGAACATAAGGATAAATAACATGGGGGGCACAAACGAAAAAACAATAAACGGCCTCAGGTATCACGAGGATAACGGTAACGTACATTTTCATGATGATCCCAGATCTTTGAAATTCTGTATGGATAAAGTTGCTTTCGTTAAGGAGATGAAAAATGCTCTCAAAGACCTGTCTAATCAGGATGGTGTTATAAACATAGACGGTAATAATTTTAGTACACTTATTATCGGAAAAATAAACAAAGCCTACTTCATTACTGTTCCTGACCTACTCACAGAAGAAACTATTAAAAACTTACTATAAAGAGGCCTTGTCATGGCAACAGCGGCTGATTATGACATTATGAACGTGAGTTATACTGGGTCCATCTATTCCACTTTTCCTGTTAAATGGACGATACCGTCTGCTACAAATGTTACAGATGGTAATTATCTGTACCCAACAATAGATGATTATAATACATGTATTAATAGCTCCTCTTATACAGTAAAATTTGCAGATGTACCATTAGTAGCAGATTATGTCCCGTTAAAAGAACCGGATGATACAGGACCATACTATCATATTTATCCTCATATTCTACCTATCAACTGTACTGCTAGTATTTCTTTTAGTAATGAGTACACAATAGAAATTAATCCTGTAAATCCCAAAAAACTAAAATTACAAGACAATCTTCGAGTATCAGTAAAGACTCGAGCGGATTATTCCAATAATGTTTCCGACAATGAAAAAGCGGCTTTAGGAACTCTTCGGGAATATGTAACAGAGCTGGAATTCAGAAAGTATCTCAAATACGGATTTGTTCTGGTCAAAGGCATGAGCGGAAATGTCTATCAGGTCTATAAAAACAAGGCACATACTCGAGTATGGAAAAATGGAAAGGTCATAGAAGAGATCTGTGTACGTTTAAAAGGTTTTGAAGCACCTCCTACAGATAATGTCATAGCTTTTAAGACTATGATTGAGGCTGATGAATCTGAATTTAAAAAACTAGGTAATGTCTATAATATGCAATATGCTGCTTAATTTAAGGAGATTTTTTATGCCACTACTATCAGAACAGTACAGACTCAATGAAAAAATAAATGAAGCTCAATTGGCTATTGGTAATCAAATATCTCAGATGGAGAGTAACCACAACAGCATCAAGGAACTTGAAACACTTAATGAAACTCTGAAAAAAAATCTAGAAAAAACCAAAGAAACCATGTACATCATGGAACAGCAAAGACTACATGTAAATGAAATAGTACGCCTTGCAGAAATGCATCTACCTCGATTAAGAGGTGCAACTAATAATGAATTAATAGAATCTGATGTAACTGAACTTAGTAAATGGATTAGCCGAGTGAAAACTATGGATGGGTATTTGAGTATAATAAATGCTTTTAAAAGAATGGAAACATATCGTCCCAAAGACGTGAAAAATCCTTATGCTCTTATACAGAAAATTATCATAGAAGGTCCGTTAAAGAAAAAATCTTAAGGAGTTGTTTTTTCTGGTGAACTTTAAAACTATTCCAATACCATTAAAAATAGGTCTGAATCATATCGATCTTCCGTCAGATTTTGAAATACTCAATATCATTAATTACAGGTCTGTCCCTCATATAGTCATCAATTATTCAGAAGAAGATACAATACGTTACCCGCAATAGAAGGTAAATCAACTGTAGGCCATACCTATATAGGATCTTCTATTATATACAATGACTTATGTCCTGATCAACTTGTCCATATATGGTTAAAGAACTAACAAAAACAATAAAGATTTTACTGAAAAAAGAGGGCTATAAAGTCCTCAGTACTAAATATTTAAAAGAGTTTAATCTTTTGAATATTAATCTGGATATTGTAGCTTCTAAATTTACTGGACTAAGAAATGCATTAACTGTTATAAAACAGATAACCGTAGAAGAGCCTGTCACAATAGGTCTACACTGGGACCTTATGTCTATAGCTAAAAAATACAAAAATAAGGCCCATCTTTTCAGTAATAGAAGTTTTATTATTGATTTAATGTCCGCTAAATAAAGCTATCTTCTTTTTATACAATGATTTAGGTGTTTTTGATAATCTTTTAATTTTTTAATCATAATTTACTTATTTTTTAGAAAGGTTAATTATGTATAAAAAAATTACTGATTCAATTGAAGTTCTGGCATCCAGTCTTGTGTTAGCTGAAATGACCCGGGAAAGAGCTCTTCAGATCATTGAGAAAGCTTCCCCGGAAGAACTTATTCAGGCCCTAAAAGGCATGAAAGCAATGCCTGGAGAGAAGACTGCCTTGGTTAAAGAGCTTCTTCTAGCTCTTGCTATAGCCATTCCTACACTGGCTCAGGAACCTGCTCAGGCTGCTGACCTGGCAAAAAAAATTGAAAATATCAAGACAGAATTCGTAAGCCAGGAAGGTAAAGATATTCCTGCCCAGGGAAGAATGACTATCCTTGTTGATGGTAAACCGAAAACTCTAGAAGCTATGAATGAACATCAGAAAAAAATGCTTGCTGTTATCAGTAAAACCCTGGCTGGTTATAAAGGTCAGCCTCCCGCTGAATATAACGTGATTGCTCGGGCTTTGGTAAGTATGTACGAAAGAGGCGGAAAATAAGAAATACTTCTTTAGGTCTTGAAACAGACGTCCCAAAATCAGCGTTGTATAAAGTAGCTGACCTATTGAACAACTACTTTCTTGTTCAATAGGTCAGCTACTTGGGGCCCTTTATCATAATCTTCTATCCAGATGACCTCTGATTTTTTATTGTCCTCTTTCTCACTGCCATACCATTGAGCTCTCCAATGCCCGGAAACCCTAACCCTATAAGCTAATTTCCAGGCCCCTATACTGCCGGCTTTCTGTAAATCTTTTGATTCCTCTAAATTTTCTTTTAAAGTCGATCCGGCCACAAATAACCGGTATTGATTTGATTTCTCTAACCGCTGTTCCAGTTTTCTTTTCTTCGCAGGAGACTTAAGTTCAGCCAGCTTCTTATTAAAATCAATAGGATCTTGAGTTATTATGTCAGTATTCTTACTGGTAAGATACAGCAGGACATTAAAAACAAAACTAGTAAATTCCTCTGTGTAATCTAAATTTTTTATGGTTTTACCCTGTAAATATCCCCCATCTTTCATATTATTTTTTATATAATTTCGAGCTATGTCCATTAATTTCCCTGAAGGAATTTCCAGCCTAAAGTAATAAGTCGTATCATTAAACGGTATTTTTAAAGTGGGCTTCAATAAAGAACAGGCCATTATCCTGATCTTTTTATATTCTCCAGTATCATTGAAAAAAATATAAAATCCATGAATAGGCACAGTCGACCCATCTATGTCTTTAATACTGAAAAGTCCAGAATCTATCTGGATAAATATTTCCCGGAAAGGGGATTTCAGATAATAGGAATCAATATTCAGGTTTGTCTTAGCCAGTCTTCTTGCAAGTTCCGGCATTATATAATAAATCTTACTGCCACCCTGATCCATATTGAATAAATGAAAATAAATATTCAGAAAATTAGCTGCATTTGCCGGGTCTTTTACAGGTTCAGGTATGATTTCTCTGCAGAAGTCCTCATAAGACGGTTCAGGACCTAAAGCTGTAATTACTTTTTCTACCAGCCAGTCGAATTCTGAAACCTTTTTAAGGTAATTTACTGCAGCTTCATAATGTGTTTTAAGTATGAAATGTGTCATTGTATCTCAATAATGAGAACTTTTACCATCATTTTCACCGGTCAGGTTTCCATACTCACTATCAGGTCTGTCGTATTCAGAGGAATCGTGTAAGATATCTTCTTTTACGATAGCCTCATGTATGTTATCTTGATGCTGTTTATAATAAATTTGCATCATTTTTCTATCTTGGTAATTAATTACCAGGAGAAAAACAAAACCACTAATAAATAAAATACCAAGAATACATAACAAAAATGTTTGCACAATAAGACACTCCTGCTAAAAAATAGCTCTTAATATAATTATACGAAAATTAAGGCTGAAACTAAAGTTTTTTTATAGTCAGCTCTGCTTTATCTGCGGAATAAACCAAAGGAATGACACCAGACTGCTTTAATTCGTCCAATGCATGAGGTTCGTAAGAAGAACATACTGTCACCGGTTGTACATATTTATATAAATGATAATGCAACATAAGTCTATGATGCAGCTCATATTTAGCTATCTGACCGATGAGGTCATGCCTGCCCTGGCCTTTTTTAACTTCAACCGGATAAACAGTTTCTTTGCCCATGAAGACCATGTCAACAAAGCCGTAAGGAGGACAAGGCTGTTCTATATTATACAAATATAAATCGTCATTAAGAATATCTTGAATAATTGTTTTTTTGTCATTTATTTTTCTTACTAAGTCTTTTTGACGCATAGATTCAGGTTCAGGGTTTCCTTTTACAGACCCAGCTAATTCACTGATCCATGACCTTTTAGACACGTCCCCAGACGATATGGAATCCCTTATCCTTTTCAGCTCCATGAACTGGTATGATTCTAAAGAATTCTTGGAACCTTTCGTCTTAAACTCGTCTTGTAATACATTATAAAAGAACTTAGTTTGAGGCAAATTACCTAATAAATAAGCATAATAGCACTTAAAGAAAAGAGTTTCTATCATACACACATAAAAAAAATTAATAAAGAATTACAACTCTCGTTTAACAAAGAGACCAGAAAGTTGTATAATTAGGTATTGAAGTACCCTAAAGACAGCTAAAAACTAAACAAAAGGACATGAAATGGCTTCAAAACAGAAAGTGTGTCTGCTCGCAATCGACCCGCAAAATGATTTTGTAGGCCGAAATGGAGGTTCGCTTGTCGTGGTCAATGCCATCGGTGATATGGATAGGCTATCAAAAATGACTGATAGAAATGGTCCTGATATTGATGATATCCAGATTACTTTGGATTCACACTACCACTACCACATAGCTCATTCATGTTTCTGGCTGGATAAGGCAGGTAATCACCCGAAACCGTTCACGGTCATACTCGAAGACTCTATTAAAAACGGTGACTTCCGGGCAACCAATCCTGAACACCAGGACTGGGCCAATTATTACATCAGTCAACTAGGGGCACAGAAAAAGTTTGCCCTGGTAGTTTGGGAGGACCATTGTATAATCGGCTCTTCAGGGCAATGTATCGACCCGGCTTTTTTTGCTGCTGTCACCAAATGGGAAACCAAGTATTTTGCCATGGCTCCTCGAACGACCAAAGGATCAAATCCTTTTACCGAACATTACGGTGCGGTCAAAGCAGAAGTCGAACATCCCGATGACCCCAAAACCCGGCTCAATACCAGACTCATCGATACGCTCAAAGCCTACGACATTCTGCTTCTGAGCGGTGAAGCTCTGTCACATTGCGTGGCTACAACTATCCGGCAGATTGCTGACGAGTTCAGCGACGATCAGATCAAGAAGTTCGTCCTCCTTGAAGACGCTTGCTCCAATGTGACCGGTTTTGAAAAACAGGGCGAAGACTTTGTCAACGAAATGGTTGGCAGAGGAATGAAAATCGCCAAAACAACCACTTTTTTCAAATAATATCAGCCTGATATTATACTGGAAGGAAAAAAATTATGCCAAAACTTGCAGGTCTTTCTCTTACTGATGTCAACAAGACTCTCAGTGGTTTCGGGTACACCAGTATGTCGGTCGATAAACTGGGTGCTTCTGAATACACTCTCGTGGGTATAGTCGTTGACAAGACCGGTTCTGTTTCTCCTTTTAAAGATCAGCTCGAAGACATGCTTGCTCTGAGTCTGGAATCTTGCAAAAAATCGCCCCGGGCGTTAAATCTCGTTGCCCGATCAACTGCTTTCAATGCAACCTTCGGAAAAGTCGATATCGAAGAAATACACGGCTTTACTTCTCTGTCTGCCATTGATACCACGAAATTCAAAGGCACGATCGAGCCTGATGGCGGGACCCCACTTTTCGATGCCACTCTGGAAGCTGTCGAAGCCTTGTACGATTACGGTAAAAAACTTTACCAAAAACAAATCCTCTCGAACGCCATATTATTTGTCATCACAGACGGCGATGACAATGCATCGGTCAAGGCCGCCAACAAGCCTGAAAAAATCAAGGAGGTCTTGGATAAGATCAGGAATGAAGAAATTCTTGAATCTGTCCGGGTCATTCTTATTGGCATCAATGATACCGAGGCCTACATGAAACAACGGCTTGATGAGTTCATGAAAAAAGGTGGTCTGAGCGAGTACGTCTCCGTGGGTGATGCCACGAAGGGCAAACTGGCTAAATTAGCTCAGTTTGTCAGTCAAAGCACTTCGTCACAGTCTCAGGCCCTCGGTTCTGGTGGAGTATCACAGCCGGTCGATTTCACGTTCTAAAACCAAAAAAGGTATATAATGAACTCCGATTCTTACTTCGAAATAGGGTGTGCCCATAATGTCTGTCAGGACTATGCCCTTAATGGCAGTTATGAAGATATGATTTATGGCATTGTCTCTGATGGATGTTCATCGGCCCCCTTTTCGGAGATCGGGGCACAAGTACTCTGTCATGTAGCTAAACATTATCTGGTCACTTTTTATAGATCAGGCCTTTTTATCAATAGTGATAAAAACACCATAGCGAATACCCTTCGCTCTTGTATCATACAGAGAGCAGACGATATCAGAAAACTATATAACGTCCCTCAAAAAAGTCTACAGGCTACTCTCCTGATCACTTTTGCAATCAAAAACAGGGTCTTTGTTTTTGCCTGGGGAGATGGTGTTATCATCAAAAGAACAAAATTCCCCAGTCCGATTGCTCATTGTACAGAAATAATCCAGATCGATTACCCACCTTCCAATGCTCCAGTTTACCCGGTACTTGATTCAGTTGGGTATCTGGCAGAACACCCTGACACGCGTAAAAAAATCATCTCTTGTAGCAGTGATGGAAAAATATTGTCTGACTATGACTTTACAGGAAACACACTGTTTTCTCCTTTTATTTTAATTGATGATAACATAACGTATATAACAATATGTACGGACGGACTTCTCAGCTATAAAAACAAGGACAAAGACCCTATAGCACACTATAAAATGGCTGCTGAAGTCACCGACTACGCATCCTCAACCGGAGTTTTTGTTGAACGGTGCATGAGATTTTTAAAAAGAAAAAATCTGAAAAACGGCACCACTCATTATGATGATGTTGCCTGTGCATCTTTAATTTTATAAAGGAGAATGTCTATGTCCTTAGATTACAGTAAAGCCGATGAGTACATCAAAGCGTACCCTAAACACCCGTTCACTGCTTTTGATAAAGAAAATCCGAAATCGGGCATCACCAGCTCTTCCTATTGCAGAAGACGAACAAAACTGCTCTCAGGAAAAGACACCAAAAGAGCAATTAACAATAACAGAGGAATTGATTACACTCTGCTGGATCAACTTTTTAAAAAAGCTCCTGACATGACCTATTCAACGTTCCTGGAAAAACATCCTCATTTCAAAATCTCCGATGCCATGTTCTATAATCGTCGGAGACTAATTAATACTAGAAAGGGCTACACAAAAGCGGAAAAAAGAACCTTTACCAGAAGCACTAATAGCCTCTACATGACTGTCTGGTCAAAGCCCATCGAATCTTTAGGGACAGCTCAGGACATCCTTAAGGACCTTATCGAAACTCTTAACACCACTCAAAAACTCCGCTGGGAGCTGGTTGAGCTTAAAAGTCCGGCCTGTCTGGAAATTCGTCAAAGAACTCGTTAATGTGACCGTCAAAATTTATTAAAAAGAAAGGTTTTATATGTCTTTTCACAGTACCTTTATAGCAAAGTTACAGAAAGATAATCATTGGCATGTTGAACACGATTCCAGCCAGATCAAACTTTCCAAAGTCATTGCAGGAAAAGCGGTCTCTATTATGCTTGAACGGCAAAAAAACGAGACCTATGCTCTGAGCCCTGTCAAAAATCTTTTCCAGTCTACTACTTCCCACTATGACTATGCCGTACCGGAAGAACGATGGATCAGGAATAAAGGGATTTTCAATAACTTTGTTCGTACCATCAAACGAGTGGGAATGCACGAGTATATTAATTGGAGTACTTTCATTAAGGTCAATGACAACAATCCGAAATCCAACAAAAAAACGGTCAAGGAACAATTAGCCTCACTTTTACTTATCTCATGAAAAAGACCTATCAAATTAAAGCCGGAAAAAATACGGTCACTCTCACCGACAAGGATTACATAGCTGCCGGTGGCCAAGGTGTGGTATTTGTTCAAAAGGGTCTCGCTTATAAAATTTACCATGACCCTAAACAAACTATTCCTGTGGCCAAGATCAATGAACTGGCAGCTCTGACAAGGCCTGATATCCTGGGTCCTAAAGAGCCCATATATGACCTGTCTAATACTCCTATTGGGTTTACCATGGATTATGTCGATGGGGTAGAATTCCTGTGTAAAATTTTCACTCAGGAATTCAGGAATGATCAGAATCTGTCTCCTCAGGACGTTTCCGATCTTGTTGTGTCCATGCAAAAAGCCCTGGAATACGTACATTCAAAAAGCGTCCTTGTAGTGGACTACAATGAAATGAATTTTCTGCTGGGTAAAAAAATAGTCTATCATATAGACGTTGATTCCTGGCAGACAAAACATTTCAAGGCACCCGCCATCATGGAAAGCATTCGTGACCGGTCTACTCCTAAAGGAGTATTCACCGAATTCACTGACTGGTTCAGCTTTGCTGTTGTCACCTTTCAAATGTATGCCGGAATCCACCCTTATAAGGGCATGCATCCTGATTTTAAACCCAGTGAATGGGCTAAACGAATGGAACAAGGTGTCTCAGTATTTGATAAAAAGACCAAGATCCCGGCTTCCTGTCAGAACTTTAATGTCATCCCCAAACGGCATCTGGAGTGGTATAAAGACATTTTTTCTAAAGGGCAGAGATCGATACCACCTTACCCAGATGATGTCACTGTGCCTGCCCAGATCAAGACGGTCATTGTAAGCAAAGGGGATTTCATCATAAAATTATTAGAAAGCTATGATGAAAATATCCGTAGTGTCTATCACTACAATAATCGCAGATATGTCATAACTGATAAAGCTCTGTACCATGCAGACAAAAAAGTCTGTGATCTGTACCCGAAGATCAGGACCGAACTTTACAGCACCCCGGGAAATGACCCTATACTGGTCTGTAAAAAGAATTCAAGTGTTGATTTCCTTGACCTGAAAAAAAACCTAATCACATCAGTGCCGGCCGAAAACATGATGATGAGTAATGGTCTTATTTATATCATCAATAATGGATTTCTTATTGAAAACACTTTTGAAAATATGGGAAAGCTTTTTCTTAAGAGTCATGTTGTCTGTGACATCAGCCGGTCTTACAAAGTCTACCGAGGGATCATTACTCAGGATGATTTCATGTCCTGTCATCTGGCCATACCGTATGCTTCTGGTAAATGTGTCAATATCCATGCAGAAGAATTAGACGGCAGTCATATTATTGACGCTCATTACCACAATCGAATAGCCGTTGTGATCTCCGAAAAAACAGGGGCTTACTTCCAAACCATCTTTCATTTCTATGACAACTGGCACAACAATTACACCGTCAGAGATGAGCAGATAAATGAAGTAAACCCAGCTAATTTTATTGTACTTCCAAATAATTTATGTGTTCATGTCGAGCAGAATAAAATCAGCCTCTTTAAGGACAACACAAAAAGAAAAGAGCTGGCTGATCCTCCAATAGAACCCTCTATGAGACTCTATAATGAGGACATGACTGTTTTATTCGCAGACGGAAAAAAGCTATATTCTATGGGGGTAAACTACCACGGACACAAAGCCCGTGGCTTTAAACCTGAGACCCTGAACAGATAACACTATTATGTGCAATCATTTCAAGTACTACCAATCCCGATTTTTCAAGGGTGTTTACCGACCCTATCCTGCGAAAGCCTTGCTCTCGCAGGATATATCGACTCCTAATGTTCTTACTTGCAGTCAGGTCCGCATCTCCCCTGTGGCCACAGGACACACATTGGAACTGCAAACCTGTACGGTTCCCATTAGCTATATGCCCACATCTCGGACATTCCTGACTCGTATATGCAGGATTCACAATCTCTGTTCCAATACCTTTCTCGGCAAGCTTATAGCCTGCCTTGAACTGCATTCCTGCATACGGCCACCTACATACCTTCTCTCGAAGATCCTGGCCCTTCTTCAGAGAGGCTTCTCGAATATTGCTAAGGTCTTCGAACACGACCACCCGAGCATTAGACTGAACGGCATACAGGGTCAAGGCTTTAGAAGCAACATGCAAAAGATGTTCCGTAATGGCCCTTTCGCGGTGTGCCAATCGCTGCAAAAGGCGATGGGCCGACCGGGTACCTACGGCTTGAATCTTACTCCGTCTCTGTCTAATACATTTCCTCAGGTGATTAAGTTTTCCGCCAGAAAAGAAGAAAGTTTTATTGTCAGAGGAGTTCGAGGCAACAAGCATCCGCTTGATGCCGGAATCCACACCTACAATGGAACCTTTCTGAACAGGTTCTGGAACTTCTTTTTCATAGCACAAAATCAAATAAAGTTTATTTTTAACAAGTTTAAGTTTCGAATCTTTCCAGGTATTTTGAGGTATGTTGGGATGATACATGGAAATGGTTTCTCCCCAGAGGGAGACACCTTTTTTGGATTTATTGAAATCCCGTTTCCAGACCAGAGGAAGAGTAGGATTTTTAAAAATGGCCAGTTTCCATTTTTTATTGGACTTAGCAGCCTGATAAGTTGCGGTAATATGCTTGCAAATACTGCAAGCAAGCTGGGACGGGAGACTAAATTTTTCACGAAGGGCTGGGTAATAAGCCTTGGCGAGTCGATTAGCGTTCATCTCTTTGGAGTCGAACGCTATAGGACTAAGCCAGTTAAGGGCCAGGAGATAATTTTTGATTATTTCTGGGGCTTTGTTGGAGCCTTTAATTTTAATTTTGGTAGTACGAATGACTTTCATTACACAAATCCCTTGATATCTATGTAATGAAAATATATTAATACATTAAGGTAAGCAATGACTGAGAAAGAATTGCTCATAAAATTTATGGGAGCCACAAAATGAAAAATTCGCCGGATCTGATGAGTATTGGACGTGGTATAATAAATGGAAAAAGTATATAAAGGATCTATCTGAAAAAACATGTTTACCCTAGGTGATTTATCCAGCTAATAAAAATTTAAATCTTTTAGTTTTAAAAACCACTCATAATTTTGTATAATAGGGTATATCTGAATAATATTAAATCTCAAGAAAGGTTGGACTTATGAGAAAAGTAGTAGTTATTCTCCTCAGCTTGTCCCTGTTGCTGTCCTCTGACATTTTGGCCAGGTCCAGTTCTCGTTCCGGAGGTTCTTCTTTTAGGTCTTCACCAAGGTCAGCTCCTAGACCTGCCCCCAAGCCTGCCCCCAAGCCTTCAACACCCGCCCCCAAACCTTCAACACCTCCAGCACCTACTGTAAAACCACCTTCAGGTATCAGTGGAGCTGCTGTCGGCAGTGCCGTTGTTGGTGGAGCTGTTGTCGGTGGTGCCGTTGCTCAGTCCTCGACAGAGAAACAACAATCCTCAACTATTAAAAAAACTACGACTTCTACAACAGAAAAACCCAAAGCTACTTCAGTCAATACTTTGGACAAGAAGCAACAAAAAATATTGGCAGCTAAAGATCAGACTGCCGCTAAAAAATACTCAACAAAAACTGCTGCAGAAAGTGATTATAAAGCGTCCTTAGCAAAACAGAGCACCTATACCAGCCCTACTCCTCCGACACAAAAACCAAGTTATATACCCGACAATGTCACCAGCAACGGCCGGCCTGTAAATGTTACCTATAATGTATACCCAGATGGTCGCTATGGTTATGGCTATATGGACCCCACTACCATGCTTTTCGTGGCTCTGGCAGCAGACCATTACAGAGCAGACCCCTATGAGATGAGAAATGCAGGGTACGGCAATTGGGATAATTCAGGAAGACCGATTGTAGTAAGAAACAGTCACGGCCTTCTTATCTTTTTTATTATTTTAGGCGGTATCGTTGTCACTGTGATCATCGTTGCAGCTATAAAAGGACAGTAAGATGAAGGAGTTTTTAGGCTTTAATAAAGATGATATAGTCACCCTTTCAGATATTCAAACTCAGACGGACTTCTCTGAGATGTCAGTGGATTTCAGAATCATTGAAACCCGGATATACCGAGAACCTAATAATTTCTTTGTTTATACCGGATACGTGATTAATTATCAACCACCAGAAGAAGACCCTATAAAAATGCTGATCCTTATCCGACAGGTAGGGGATGCTTCTGATGTCATGGTCTATTTTCTCGACAATGATGGGGCTGCTTCTGATTTTGAGTCTCTTTTCACCGAGGACAAGCAAGACCTCGTCAATCGTTTTGATGTCACCATGCACTTAAAAGACAAAGAGTCTGATGTAACATGGGACAAGAAAAACGATCAGTCTACTTTCGGGGTCATTACTGGGTCATCTGAGACAGGACCCGATCAAAAAACACTAGCTGAATATATCACCAATGACGATACCGAGGGTAATTCACATGCCTTTGTTGAATGGACAGGAAGTGTTGAGAAAGGCTGGATCGAAATCTGGTACGGCTGTGAAGCCAGAAAAGAAGATATTGAATTTTTCCATACGAAAAACTCATAAAGCTAAAAAACTACTTAATATATGGAGAATATTCATTCATTGTATTACAACTAACCCATTTAAAACTACCTATATTAATTTAGTAGAGTAGTTGAAAGGAAATTATTATTATGATAGCTTCAGCTAGATTACCAGTCATACAGATATATGACGGTCAATGTTCTTTAATTCAAAGAGCTTTATTAAAAATCCAGAATGAAACAGGGACACCCCTTGACATCAATAAATTAAAAATAGAACAGCATGAAATTTTCGTTGATTTTTATTATGAGTATTAAACTAAAAAAGACAGAGCTACAAACCGTCCGAGATAATATTGTAATTAGCTGGTTTAAAAATATTTTATTTAAGGCCACAAAAGAAAAATTTGATTCAAATGAAATTGAAGAATACATAAAAATGTCTGTAGATGATTATATTGGTAATAATTTATCTCTTTCTACAGAGGACACTATTAAATGGCTGAAATACAGAATTATCAATTTTGCCTCTACAGCTTTAAGTTATAATAAAACACAATTAAAATCAAAAAATTTATTTTTAAAAAAAGCAAAAACATATAGAAATAAAAGTCTTGATCTTGAAAAGAAAGGAATATGATATGGGCTCTCAAATCGAGATTGATAATGCTCAGAAAGTTTTAGAGTATCTTTCAACCATGGAAGATATCTCCTTCAAAAGTATCCGAGAAGATATTTTTGAAGTCTCTTGTGACGGCCTCACATGCCTTGTGGATGTTGAGGAAACCATTGTTTGTCTTGCAATGGAAGTAATGGATATTCCTCTGACAAACATAGAGGATCATAAAGAAACTCAGAAAAAACTTCATTTATACGGGTTTCTTTTGAGGCTCAATAATGAAGCCATTCATGGGAAATTTTGTATCAACGGCGACAAAATTTTCATGAAAGATAACTTGGAATTTGAAAATCTGGACAAGAACGAGCTCGAATCATCCCTTGCCTGGATCTTCGCCGTAGTCCGTAAAAACATCGAAAAAATTGCATCAATCATGGAAGGAGTATAGTACTATGGGTGGTTTCTTTAATCTATTCAAAAATCTCGGTCGGGCCAGTGACGCTAAAGCTCAAAAAGTAGCTGATGTCATCGACGACAAAAATTCAGTGGAATTCGCCAAACAGGATGTTGAAAAAATGAGAAAGCAACTGGCGGATTGCAATTCCAATATCGGAACCCTAAAGGGTGAGATAAGTGTCAATGAAAGTAGAATAAATGATTTAAAACTCCAGATCAAAAAACATGACGAGGATGCCGTAGCTCTCGACCTCGCCGGCAAACAGGACCTGGCAGCGAAACATTGTGAAGCAGCCGAGATTATTGAAAGTCAGATCAAGTCTCTGGAAACCGCTCTTCAAACCCATAAAGATGTTCTGGGAGACCAGATAAAATCCAAAGAAGAGCTGAAATCGGCTCTTCTACAGTCTGAGTCTGAAATAGTCTCTCTGAAAGCCATGCGGGACGCTGCAGAAGCTAACAGAAATCTGACACAGATCAGTACCTCCAGCGGAACAAGTGCCCTGGCCGATCTTAAAAGACGACGAGAAGCCGCTGAAAAAGACCTGATCAAAAGCAGGGCCATAAAAGAGGAATCTTCCAATAAAGACAGCCTCTCGGATGAAACTGAAAAAGCCTTAGGACGTAGTGGCGGATTATCCCGACTTGAAAGGCTCAAAGCTAAATAATCAGGTTTGCGTTGTTTAATAAATAAAAAAAGGTGATTTATGAAAAACAAATCAAAGCCAATAGCGGTAGAAATATTGAATGCAAAGAATCTTAAAAATATCCTATGGGATACCCTTCTTGGTGTAAAGTCAGGAAAGATTGAAGTCGGGGTAGCCGATGCTATCGCTTCACAATCTCGGGAAATAGTTCGTGTTATCAAATCACAGCAATCAATATTAATTCATGCCAGTAAAAAAGTAACTGCCGACCTTCTTGATTATGCCAAATAAGAAGGAATTAAAACGCCTATATGATATTGAGTATAGGCGTAAAAATAAAAAAAAGATTGAAGAAAAAAAGAGTGCTTATTATCAAACGGAGGCTGGTAAAGCTACAGCAAAAAGAAATAGGGTCAGAATGGCATCCCGCCATGCAGAGTATTGTAGGACTCTAAAATACAAGAAGTATAAACGCAACTATGACACAATACATTTAGCAATAAAAAGATACGGTGAATACTGGGAGTGTATGATCTTAGTAGAAAAAATCCATAAAGAAATACTTAAACTTGTACCAGATAAATATGAAAGAGATAAGATTAAAGGTACTGTTGATAGAATGCAAGCGAAACAAGCTCTTAAAAGGCATATTGAGAAAGGGTGGAATTTCAATTGGGCACATATTTTAAATTTATCAAACCGCTCTTGAATAAACTATCTTGTTATTTTCGACACGACTATTATCCGACAGCTTATCAAGACTGGGAAAGGAAAAAAATTAATTTTAAATGTAGGGTCTGTGGAGAGGCTTGTGAAGAGTGGCCTCCAGAAACTAATAAACGAAGGAAATCCTTTTTATCCTTAATAATTTTCACAGTCTTTAGTTTTATCTCAGCTTCTGACACTCTTACAGTCGGTATCGACCCTTTTCCCCCCTGTGTTATTATCGACAGTAACAAGGTCACCGGTTTTGACATAGAACTTTTTGAAACCATAGCAGACTCGATTGGCCTGAAATATCAATATAAACAGGTCCCTGAATTTAAACAGATGTTTGGATTACTTCAAAATAAGACCTATGACGTCGGAATATCTGGTATAACTATAAATGAGGAAAGAGAAGAGGTTATAGACTTTTCTCATCCTTACCTCAAATCCGGACTATGTATTCTTATTAATAATGAAAAGAACAACAATGTTTTTTATATCATCTCTGCCTACCTTAAGAAAGCCTGGAAAGCTCTATTTTACCTGATAATCTTTCTTTTTATATGTGGCGTTCTTATATGGGCCGTTGAAAGAGGTAAAACATCCTTTAGTAGTAAATTCTTCTCCGGTGTCGGTGATGGCATGTACTGGACAAATACGACCATGACAACCGTAGGGTATGGCGATAAAGCCCCCCAGACCCCAGTAGGTAAAATACTCGCCATGGCTGTCCAATGGATCGGTATAGCCTTTGTCTTCCCTTATATAGTCGCCCAGATGACTGTCACTATACAGGAAGCTTCTTACAGAATTAAATGTAAAGAAGACCTTTTAGGGAAAAAAGTGGCTACCGTGTCAGGTACTACTTCTATTCAGGCTTCTCAAAAATACGGGGCTACAGTAGTCGAACAAAAAAATATTGAAGACTGTATAGCCCTATTAAAAAGAGATAAAGTTGACGCTATCGTCTTTGATATGCCTACATTAATGGATGCCGTTAAAAAGGATAATACCCTTACTCTTACCGGAGGCCTTTTTGAGCCCCAGGATTACGGCATAGCCTTTACACAAGAAAGTCCTCTTCGAGAAAAATTCAACCGTGAATTATTAAGAACCATGTCGTCAGGAAAATATCAAGAACTATATAGTAAATGGTTTAAAGAATAATAATGCCTTACGCTACTCCACCTAAATGTTATATCTGCGGAAAAATTCATTCTTGTGACACACAGGACACTCTACAACTAGTAAATGCTTATTACGTGACCGTTAAGGTCTGTAAGAGCCATATAGGCGTCATTGAAGAGTCTTATCGACAGAACAACCTATCAACAGAGGAAAAAGCTGATCTGGCCTTTAAAACAGTATCTACACCTGAATTTAAAAAAATGTATCAAGAGTACATGGACAGCATGATCGAAAAGTATCCGCACCATAAAAATTTTATTGAAAGTGTCACTCTGTTTTGAATGGTAGCATAATGGAAAAATCTGATAGTGAACTCGTAGGCATAAATGTAAACAAACCGGCCATAAAAACCCGGCACGATGAACTTGAAAGACTCCATAATCGTAGTCCATACAAAAGTAAATGTCCTGAATGTAAAAAAGGGGTTTTACTAATAAACCGAGAGATGACCCCTCCTCATAGACTTCTTGATTTTGATAGATGTGTTTTATGCGGTCAACTTTTCCAGTATGTGGACATACTTACAATGAGAAAAAAAGATTTTAATGAGTAAAGCCCAATAATCAATTAATACGATTCTTCAATTCATGTCTGGCACTAAAAAAATCGTGGCAATAAACATTGCCTGTTATATAATAGCCTTATTGAACTTCATACTGAGCTATCTATTATATCATTCTAAATACAAAAACCTGAGTATAAATCTCTCTACATTTTTTCTAGTTTCTGGTGTAGTAGTTATTATTGCATCCTTTATAATATGCTCTTTTTACATAGCAACTCATGATGATGACGATAACTCAAACGATTATAAAGGATCTGAATTATAATCAGGCATTAAAATGTCTGTCACGCTCAAAAGGTCTAAAACATTCGGAATGACTACAATCACATAAGCCACAATTTAAACAGCTATAATTCAAGCTTTCATAATAATTCCTGAATAACTCAGCATATTTAGTAATCCACTCAATAAGGGCTTCTTGACCAAGATCGTATTGACAGCGTTCAGACTCAATCCATTTATGGACTTCCATCTGATGGATTTCTTCTTTTTGAATAAGATCAAATTTATTCATAAAAAATCCTTTCATAATTGGTATCAAAACATCTTAATAAAATTAGTAGAAAATTAAAAAAGTAAAATAGGCATTGACTTTTTCATTTTTATCAGTTATTATTAAAGCACAAGGAAAAATTATGACTAATCGACAGACCTCGACACAATCCAGACAGAACTTATCCATGCAGAAGCATGATAGGTCACCGTTGTGTCTATCCCTGTATCTCAGTTTTTATTTTATTAAAACGAGAACAGGAGCGAGGTCTACAGTTTAAAGCTTAATTAAATAGCATAAAACAAAGGCCCCGCTCCGAAAGGATCGAGGCCTTTTTCTTTTGTTCTTTGATATATACGGCTACTTAGCTCAGTTGGAAGAGCACCTGTCTGAAGAGCAGGGGGTCCCCGACTCGACATCGGGAGTAGCCACCATTGCGGTCGTGGAGAAACCAGGTAAACTCGCCAGAATCAGAATCTGGTGTGAGCTAATCACATTGTTGGTTCGATTCCGACCGACCGCATAATTTAGGACACATGTAGACAGACGGGGTTGATACCGTCCCCGGCAGAACCCCCGGGACGCTTACTATCTTGCTGTGGCAGGCGCTAATGGCCGAAAGGTACAACACGCCAAGGCTGTAATGTGAGGCGAAGAATATGTGTTCTTCACATTCTGATTTTTAAGGCGATTCTCCCCGGAAAAGTCTTAACATCTTAATGTGTAATTTTTCAGACTTATAGTTTAAATAGTTATAACTAAAATAATTAGCATTTTGGACTACCCTGATATTATTTTATTATCAAGGAGGTATTTATGCCAAAATGTAGAAAATGTGGGGAAAAATTTAAAAATTGGGTTTTGATTGAAGGAAAGGAAAGAAATCTTTGTAAAAGAAAGTATTGTTTATTGTGCTCTCCATGGAATAAGCACAATACAAAAAAAATCGAGACTGTAAAAAACAAAGAAAAGTGTAATTGTAACATTTGTAAAAAAGATTTTTTTTATGAAAGAAAAAAGGGTGGTACAAAAAATATTTGTGGTGCGTGTTCTCAAAAAAAATCAAGATATAATAAAAGAGTTAAATTAATTGAACATTTAGGTGGAAAATGTAAAAAATGTGGATATTCAAGGTGTATAAAAGCACTTGATTTTCATCATATAGAAAGTAATGAAAAAGAATTGGAATTAAATATCAGAAATTTTCATTTGAAATGGGATGTTTTAGTAAAAGAAGCGGAAAAATGTGTTTTATTGTGTTCTATATGTCATAAAGAATTACATGCAGGATGTTGGGTGTATAGCCAAGTTGGTTAAGGCACTACTCTGATACGGTAGCATTACGCTTGTTCAAATCAAGCTACACCCATTTGATAAGATCGGATCGTTCAACTCGATCTGAATTAATATGGACAGGTGCCGGAGCGGCTAAAGGGGATGGACTGTAAATCAGCCCTGATAAGGAAGGGGTCGACCGTCCAACTCGGTCTAGGCCTATATAAATAATAAAAGTTCTTTGACATTTAGATATTCGTAAAAATAAAGTAGTACCCTCTACTTTTGATGCTTACATTACCTATCCTGGTTCAATTCCGGGTTCCCCCACACAGAATTTCTACATGGAATTTTATGTGGGGGAATAGCCTAATTGGTAAAGGCAACAGACTATTAATCTGTCAAAAGACGCATTGATAACTCGGGTACTATTTTTTAAATCACGCCCGTATAGCAGAACTGGTATATGCACCGGACCTAGAATCCGGATTTTGTGGGTTCGACTCCCTCTGCGGGTATTTTTGTGGCTGTGGTGTAATTTGGTAAACGCGCAAGGTCGAGAACCTTGTATCTTTAAAGATGTGCTGGTTCAAGTCCAGTCAGCCACACCAAAAATCTGTCATGTCCTTTACTTATTGAGCATACATTTCTTCTTGGTTCGAGTCCAAGTATTCCCCGAGGGGAATATAGCCGAATGGTAAAGGCAACTATCTTAGAATAGTAACACAAATGGCTCGGTTAACTCGGACATGACATACTTTCTCGGGACTGTAGCTCAGCTTGGTAGCAGCACATCTCTTTTAAAGATGGGGTCGTGGGTTCGAACCCCACCAGTCTCACTATTTTTCAATGCCTCCTTAACTCAATTGGCAGAGTATCACACCCTTAATGTGAGAGTTCCGGGTCCGACTCCCGGAGGAGGTACTTTTATAGTATATTTACGGAAGAGTAGGATAATGGTAATCCAGTGGTTTGCTAAATCACCGTCCGAAAGGACTTCTCGGTTCAAATCCGGGCTCTTCCGCCATTATTTGGAAAAATTGTCCCCCTATCACTTTTAGAAGGGCATATGTCTAAAAAAGTCACATTAGGTCAGGGGTGGGCTAAAGGTAAAACTTACGAGGTAATTTACGGTAAAAAATTAGCTGACAAAAAACGAAAATTTTTATCAAACTGTTCTATGGGCGTATCTTCTTGGGCTGCTATGTCCGCCACGCAAAAGATTATAGCTAATAATAAGAGAAGAAAAAGCATACAAATTAGATACGCTAATGGTTGGAGACCTGGTGGGGGTAGGTGCAAAAAAATAAAGTATATTAGCCCTTTTGCAGGAGAGGTGACTTTAGATGGGACGTGGGAATTAATTGTAGCCAGATATTTAGATTTGATTAATATTAAGTGGGAAAGAAACACAAAAAGATTTCCATACATAAAAAAATCCGGAGTTAAGTCTTATTACGTTCCCGATTTTTATGTAAAAGACTGGAAAACTTATATAGAAATTAAGGGGTATGAAACTTCACTAGACAGAGAAAAGTGGGCTTCTTTTAATGAAAAACTTTTGATCTGGAAAAAAGATGAGATAAAAAAATTAAAAGTGATTACTCTATCTAATGAAAGGGTTTATTAAATTCAGGTAAAGCTAAAGGTTTTGATTTAAGAAAAATGAAGGATAGCGTCGGATAACGGTAGTCCATCTGTCTCGAAAGCAGACGCCCGAAAGGGTTTGGCTGTCAAATCAGCCCGCTACCGCCATTTCAAGGAGACATACGCTAACTGGTAAGCGGCGACCCTGGAGAGGTCGTGACGGGTAACCGTCATCGGTGTTCAAATCACCGTGTCTCCGCCACGGAGGCATAGGATAATTGATAATCCATCTGACTTGAGATCAGACATCCGAAAGGATTTGGGGGTTTGAGTCCCTCTGCCTCCGCCAATTATATGCACCGTTAGCCAAGTGGGAAGGTTATAGTCTGCAAAACTATAATGAGAGGGTCCGATTCCCTCACGGTGCTTTTTGAATCATCAAAGACCAGTTCTTGGAAAAGTTTACATGGTGGCTGTAGCTCAGACGGTTTAGAGCATCTGACTGTGGTTCAGAAAGTCACGGATTCGATTTCCGTCAGCCACATAATTTAAGGACAGGTGCCCGAGTGGTTAAAGGGGATGGACTGTAAATCCATTGGTCGAAAGGCCTCCGGTGGTGAAGAAACCAACCTGTCCATTATGTTCTTTGATAATCTAATGATCTTTTAGGTATATTAGTAGTATAACCTAAAAGGAGGCCTGTTATGAATATCGAGTCAGGAACGTCTTTGGCCGTGTTCCAGGATCAGCTCATAGCCCGATATAACCAGGGAGGTACTATAAGCTCCGCTGAAATGAGCAGACTTAAAGGCAATCTCTGGGTAGAAACTGCCGCTGTAACTTCTCCTAATAACCTCGTCGTACGGCACTGGTGTTTGATTGATCTGTTCTCTAAAACAAATACAAGAGAACAGAAAATTATCAATTTATTGTACACTATAAGCAGCAGCGGCCTGTGGCTTGAAGGCTACTCATACTATATGTACACGAAAATGGCTTTGACTCCGTATGCCAAAAAGTTCAATTCCAAGGCCATGACCGAGTTCATGACCTCTGCAGACATAGCCTTTTCAAGATCCGCTTATGTTGGTATAGACGGAAAGAAATGGCCGGCTCCTTTTGGAGACTTAAGAAAAGCACCAATGGAACCTGAACATCAGTCAGGTAATATTGTGGATCCTTGCGATTATGGATTTCTTAAAAGAGTAGGAAGCACTTATACTATATCAGCTCGATATCTTGGGTGCAACACGCATACTCCCAAGGATTCTGTAGTTAAAATAGTCGGAGGACAGCCTATGGTTGGTAGTGCAAGTTTCAAATGGTATGAAGGGTATGATAATAAATACCCGAGTAAAACTGCTGAAATCATAGACACAATAGGCATTAAAAGACTGTTTTCCATATTTAGATGATAATACCAGAGTAGCTCAGTTGATTAGAGCGCCTGATTCATATCCAGGAGGCCCATCGGTTTAATCCCGATCTCTGGTACCATAATTTTAAAAGAGGTTTCTATGCTTGTATCAGACATTATTAAAGACCTTTTAGAGATCATGCGTGTCCACGGAGACCTAGAAGTCTTAGTTGACTGTGAAAGTCTTCTTGAAGATGAGGACGAAGAGGATCTTTACAACGTCACTAAAGTTGAAGTCACTGAAACTGTAGACCTTGAAAAAGTTGCATCTATAGTTTTAGACTAGCCTTAAAAATATTCAATAGGAGGTGTGCTATGCTATAATTACCAACTAACAAAGGAGTTATAGTATGAGCAGGTCTTACAGAAAACCATATGTCACGGATGGCTACAAAGGATCCAAAAGAAAACAGTTCTGTAAAAAATATGCTAATAACGTCGTCAGTAAAACTGAAGATGTCCCTGATGGAAAAGCATACAGAAAGTTTTCAAATACCTATGACATATGTGACTATCGATGGCATGAAAGTCCTTCTGGTATAAAAAAACATTGGCCAAAATGGTGGAAATTACTTAGGAAATAACGCCCTGGTGCTGGAACTGGAATACAGGCTACTCTCAAAAAGTAGTGAGATTAACTCTTATGAGGGTTCGAAGCCCTCCCGGGGTATTTTTTAAAATTCAACGCCCCCGTGACGCAATTGGACAGCGTAATTGATCTCTAATCAATAAGTTACAGGTTCGAGTCCTGTCGGGGGTATTTTTTAGCTCAGTTGGATAAAGAGAATCTAATGGTTGATACTAGAAAATTAGGGTATTCTCCAGATTGGAATAGATTGTCTACTTCAACCGGATATAGAGTTATTTATTGCCCTGACCATCCATTTGCTTGGAGTACTGGATATGTCTATGTTCATAGAATTATAGCTGAAATCAAAATCGGGAGAATATTACAGCCGGAAGAAAAAGTACACCATATAAATGAAAATAAAAAAGACAATAGTCCTGAGAATATTAAAATTTTAACTCAATCTGAGCACTCAAAATTACATAAAACCACGGGAATAATTTATGTGACTTTCAACTGTACTTTTTGCAATAAAACATTTTCAAGAAAAAAATACCAGGTCCATAAAGGTAAGCAATATTGCTCTAAAAAATGCTATCATGCTTCTAAAAAAGGAAAACCAGTATATCTTTTTAAAAAAGATATACCTCATGGAGTTTATGGAAAATATAGAAAAGGGTGTAGATGCACTCTCTGTAAAAAAGCTAATACTGATAGATGTAGAAAATTCAAACGCCCCCGTAGTTCAGTGGATAGAACACAAATTTCCTAAATTTGGAGTCGTCCGTTCGATCCGGACCGGGGGTATATGAAAACAATATGGGGGCATAGACCAACTGGTAGAGTCATCAGACCTAAAATCTGTATAGTCAGGGTTCGAATCCCTGTGCTCCTATTTTAACTAACAGGTACTATGGACTTCAAAGGTTTTGCATTACGAAGGTCTTGTGCCAAGTATAAAGAGGAAATGTCTGTCATATCGTACAGCATTACTCATGACATACCTTATAAGTTATGTGTAAAGTCTGAAGAAGTTCCAGAAGGTTACGTTCCTGTAGGCAGCGTAGAATGGTGTGAGAAATTCCTTTCTGCAGAAAAGACAGTACCAGATTACTACCCGGAATTTCTGTCTGAGTACCTGTACAGGAAGGTCTGGAAGACTGATAAGTGGCCTTTAGGACAAAAAGTTTTTATAAAGCCGGCTGATAAGCATAAGCGGTATACGGGCTTTGTTACATCCGGCAGGTATAATAAGAAGAAACGGGGACCTAATTGGTGCTCGGAAATCGTTAAGTTCACTAATGAGTGGCGATATTATGTAGCTGATGGTAAAATTCTAACAGGGGAATGGTACGATGGAGACCAAATAAACACTCCAGATGCCCCGGAACTGACCGTTAAGATACCTGAAGGATATTGTGGAGCTATAGACTTTGGCTATTTAACTACCGGAGAATTAGCCCTGGTAGAAGCTAATTCTCCTTATGCCTGTGGGTGGTATGGAAAAGACCATAAGCTGTTTGTAGAGTGGCTGATAAAAGGATGGCAGTATCTTGGCACATATAAAAATTAAATTTTGTAAAGACGGATATCTATATGTCATAGCAGCCAGGAATTCTTATCTTGGTATCAGTAAGTCTAACGGTACGGAATTCACTATAAGCAGGTTTAAATTCAGGAATAATTTTCTTTATACAGAGGATCATTGGGATAAGGATGAGCATGGAACGGTAAAGCCTTTAGAGGAGCTGGAAAAGGTCCCTGAGCTGTCTGAAGAGGACCTGTTAATCTATCTGAATAAGAAGGCTGAAGAATACAAGGACAGAATTACTAAGTATATTCCTAATGTTCAGGAATATATCAGGATCCTGAAAGAGTGATTTATGGAAACTTTAGTATTAAACAAATGTACTGTTCCAGTATCTGTAATACCAAGCAGACGTGCTACTACTCTAGTTACGTC